TCGGTAGAACAAATCAAATGAGTTTACAACGGAGCAAAACTAAATCTCAAAAATGTTCAAATTTTAATAATATTCCTGTTTAGCTCAGTCGGTAGAGCGGTAATGCTCCATTACCTACCAAAAATCAACCGGTTGAACTAAGCAAAAAATAAGGTATATAATCCCGCTTAGCTCAGTCGGTAGAGCGCTTGACTGTTAATCAAGATGTCACTGGTTCAAGTCCAGTAGCGGGAGCCATTCATATTCATAAACGAACCGTTCCCATTGCTATCCGGGAGCGGTTCGTATGTTATTTCGGGGTTTTCCTCTGCGAGTTTTTCCCACTCGCGGATATCCTCAAATTCTACGGTCTCGGATGTATTGTAAAGCGACAGCACAATAAGCACCTTGTCATCCCAGAGGAAGACCTTTTGCACGAAAGTGTTGAGCACCTGACGCATAAGGCTGTCGGATGTACCCTCGGCGGCACGGAGCTTCTCGAACCAGCGCATGATCTCTTCACGGCTCGGAATATGCGCGGAAGTGAGCTTCGCTGAGTACAGCTCTTCTTCGAGTTCTGACTTCTGCAATTCAAGGTTGTCGAGTTTGTCAAGAAGCGCTTGCGTCTTGTGTTCCAGAAGCATATCCACAATGCCGCTCTGCTTGCGCTTTATAGTCTCAATCTTCTTTTCAAGCTCTGATATGCGGTCAACTCCCATTGATGCGGTATAAGCTGCTATGACCTTATCTGCGAGCTTCTCCTTGTTCGCTTCCATGTTCAGCAGGTCAAGCACCTGATCGGAGACGAACCATTCTATGAAGCTCTTGCGCTCCGGCTTCTTTCCGCACTTCCCGCATTCGAGTTTGTGGGACTTGCATTTGTAGTAGTGATGCTGTTCACCGTTGGTCGATGTGCCGCCCACAGCTATCATCTGTTCGCCGCATACGCCGCAGAACAGCTTACCGGATAGATAATACTCGACCTTTGCCCTTGCGCGTGCAGGGGCTCTTTTTGTATGCTCTACGAGCTTCTGAACCTTGTCAAATGTATCGCGGTCTATCAATGCCGGACAGCCTCCTTCAATGACGATATCCTCATAGGTATATACGCCGATGTACTTCTTGTTCGTAAGCATGGACTGAAATGTTGTGAGCGTGAACTTACGTCCGGAACGGGTACGGTATCCTCGCTCGTTGAGGTAGTCTGCAATCTGCTTCTTTCCCTTACCGTCGGCATACATACGGAATACTATGCGCGGTATCTCTGCTGTTGCATCATCGATGTGCAGCTTCTTATCTTCTCCCCACTTATAGCCGAGAGGTGGGGGAGCTCCCACAGACTGACATTTCAGAGCGGATTCACGCATACCGCGCTTGGTTTTCTGTCCGAGCTCGGCGCTGTAAAACTCCGCCATAGCTTCAAGTATCGCCTCGGTGATGATGCTCTCCGGCGCATCGGTCAGGTTCTCGGTCGCAGAGATCACTTGTACATCGTTCTGTCTGAGCTTCATCTTGTAGAACGCGCTGTCGTAGCGGTTACGGCTGAAACGGTCGAGCTTGTACACGATGACGTACCGGAACAGGTGCTTTGCACTGTCGGAGATCATCTGTAGGAACTGCGGGCGGTTTGCGGTCTTTGCGGACTTCGCACGGTCGATGTATTCGCCTATGATTGTGTAGCCCTCACGCGCTGCGAAGTCCCGGATAACTCTGATCTGACCTTCTATTGACTGCTCGGACTGCTTGTCGCAGGAATAACGTGCGTATATAACAGCTTTTTTCTCGTTTGTCATAAGAATATCTCCTTTTAAATGCTGTTTTTGAGATTTTTTCGCAAAAATCGAGCCTAAAATGCTGATTTTCGGTGAATTATTGACATTTTCAAGGAGATGTGGTATAATAAAACCGTCTTAGGGTGTTGGTGTTTTACTATACCACATCTATTCAAGTCCTTCATCAGGTGCGAACTGATGAGGGACTTTTTTGTTCACTTGAACATAACGACTACGGACATGATGATCTGAATGATTACCAGTGCCGCTAAAATTGCGGTGCTTGAGCTTATGGACTTCATAAGCTTCTGGTTCTTCTCCTCGATATCCGCGATTTTTGCTACAAGAGCCTTTATTTCTTCGTTCTCCATAGTGATCTGCTCCTTTCTCCGCTTTTAAGAGCGGTTTTTTTTATTCTGTTTTATCGTCATCAGTATCAGGTTTATTATATTTGCCGCTGTCCGCAAGGTAATTAACAAAGTCATGCACTTTTAACTGACCTTCTTCATTAAGTTTTTGAACCGATTCCATAATATGTCTCAGCCTTCTTTCTTCACGCGTTTCCGGAGGTATATCATAGATAATTCCTTCGGACATACCGGGAAGTCTGCCATATATTTCAGCCATTTCATATATGCACTCATCGCTCATAGGAATAGCAGATACATGCTGATCCAGCACCATAGCGACATAATCCTTAAAACTACAATGTCTTAAATCAAAATTATTCTGTTCTAAACTCTCGGAGAAGCAACACTTCAATATTTCAGTCTGACACTCGATCTGTGCTTTTAAACCGGGATTTGTTGCAAGAATAGCCGTCATTACTTTAGATATTTTATCTCGTTCGGCTTGAGGATAATATACGCCGAATTTCTTTACTGCTTTCTCGTGCCTATGTTGATACTCTTCGTCCGTAAAAGAGGTGGGTGGGGTGGAGGGGACACCCTCATTAAGTCCCATAAGCCATGATGCGCTTACCCCGAGTGCTTTTGCGAGTGCATATATGGGTTTTGATTTAGGCTCATATTCACCTTTGAGATAACCGCTTATACGCTGCTTGCTTATTCCGGAAAGTTCAGAGAGCTCGGATTGGTTTATTTTGCTTTGATCCATTGATGTTTGCAGGCGCTTAATAAATACTTCATTCATTATTTCGTCCCCCCCTTTCACTTTCTATTATAGTATAATTTTTGAAAATGTCAAGTTTTTTTGAAAAAAAGTAAAGAAATCTTGAAAAAGCTATTGACATCTGATTAAAAAGTGGTAATATGAATACGTCAAGAAAACTTGACGAGGAGGTGATGACGAGTGTCGTTTGATTATAGTAAACTTCGTGGTAAAATAAAAGAGCATTGTGGGACGCAGGCTGTCTTAGCTCAAAGAATGGGACTTTCCCATGCAGCTTTATCGGATAAGCTCAATGAGAAAAGCGATTTTTCCCGCAATGAAATCTCAAAAATGTGTGATATTTTAGGTATTCCACGTTCCGAGATTGATGTTTATTTTTTTACCGAGGTGGTAAAGAAAACTTGATTGATGAACCCGCACTACATAAGGAGGACACATTATGAGATTAGTACTCGAAGGAACGGAAGAAGCTATTAAGCTGGCGGATAAGGCGGCAACCACGGAGCCGGAAAAGAAGGAGAACGAGCATGAATGTAAAAGTAGTGATTGCGGGAACATCACCGACGGAATGATCTTACTTTGTTACTGGCGCAGACACAGAGGCTTCAAGGGTTTCGCGGTACGCGGACACAGCAAAAGAAAGAGAAGGTGATCCCGATGAAAAATCCGTCAAGAGAAGCAGTCCGCCGGTACTGCACAGCGAACGAGCTATTCACCGGCGGAAGCAACACTCAATATGAAGCAATGTTCGGGATGCTCGACCGGCAAATGCCGATACACGACATTGCAACGGTAATTTGGGTCTGCTCTCCCGATGCGGGGAAACACGCAGCGGAGATCGAGAGTGACCTTCGAAACATGATGATCGAAGAAAGGAGCGAGGATGATGCAGATAATGAGAGTATCGTCACGGCCCCGTGACAGACCCGTAGTTATAAAAACTACGATAGGCAACGCCCGTGAGCGGTATGAGGCTATGCAGAAAGGAAAGCCGGTACCGCCGAAACAGAACGTGAGAAGACTGCCCGATGATGTTGTCGAGACTTTTCTTGACCGGCTCGCAGCGGTGCTTGCCGAAGAGTATAGGAAGGATGTAGGTGAAAACACATGACACGCAGACAGTACATAGCAACAGGAATATGCGGAGCGGCATTACTCGTGATGCTCTACGCGGTTCCGGCACTCGCAGAACAACGAGACCTGATACCGGCAATAGTGCTCGGCATCATGTGTCTCATAGTAATGGCAGGATGCGTCCTGTTCGGAAATTTGACAGAAATCACTCTCAGCGAAGAATAAAGGAAAAGACCCATTCAGCAACGCCGAAATGAGTCCCGAAATGATATATACCACACACTTATCATATCATTTTTCGGTGCTGTTGTCAAGGGTATTTTTCGGAAAGGATCACACCCTATGACAGAAACAAAGAAGAAAGAGCTTACGGGATTTTTCGCCAAAGACAAAAAACGCGACTCCTTCCGGAAGACGATAGAAGATTATGTTATATGGCAGCTGGCGGCTCTGCCCGATGAAGCTCTCGCCGACACGACTGCCGATGAGATCATAAAGGGCATCTTCGACATGAATAAGATATGTCAGAAGGTAATATCCGAGGCGCAAAAGCAGAAGTCTGGCAACGCAGCGGTACTCGCAAGCTATGACGTGTTCTGGATCGTATGCAAGGAGCTCCACATCGACGGGATCTTGAAGCCGGAAGATACTCTCGGATTTGTCTCCGAAGGGTTCACCAAGAGCATGGCTGTAGAAGTGCACGCGCCTGCAAAAACGGAAGAAAAAGTGCAGGCGCCTGCAAAAAGTTCCCCGTTCTCTGTCGATATTGACAGTCTGTTCGATGATTAAGGGGGCGGTGAATATGGCTTTACCGAGGTATTTAGCCGAAGAGGCTATCGATCTTTTTGCCCAGAAGTTCTTATTCGTATACAAGGATCACGAAATATCAATGGAAGATATATTGTGCGGAGGCTCCCTCGGAACCGGAAACAAACACGGATACTATGGTGTGTGCACCGCATGCAGACAGGCTTTTGAGTATCACGATGTAGAGAATGTCGGCGGCAAGATGAGAATCAAAGATGTTTGCCCCTGCTGTGATGCCGAGCTCGTTATCAAAAAGGGCTGGTACGGCAAGAAAACTCTTTCAGACTGTTTCTATTTGCAGGCGTGGGAAGTCCGTGACTATGATTATGTGGTGCTCCACGAAGCTATAATTAAGGTCTGGAATTATGACAACTGGCAATCGTACAGCGGCCCGAAAGAGTTCCGGGTTTATGATCTTCGCAGTACAGATCTTCGACCGGGCAAATGTGAGACGTTCAGGCGGAACCAAGATAAGCCAATGAGATGGGCTTCCGTCTGCTCCGACTACGAGGCCTCCGGATATCTTATCACAAACGGGTCTAATTATTATAATGCCGAGGCATTTGTCAAGCATGGCGAAGTCATGGGGCTTGAAGACCTTGAAGGAACTTTCCTCGCACCGTTCGCGCGTTGCGTGAGTGATCATACATATGATCCGGAAAAAGCCGATTACATCATCAGAATGGCAGAAGAGCCTATGACCGAAATTCTTTATAAACAAGGTTTCAAAAGAATCGCATGTGACAGGGCGCACGGTCAGTTCAAATCTCACAATACAGCACATCTTATGTTCGGTGAGCATTCTCCGAAAAGGTTTATCCGTAATGTCGGAGGTCAGGACGGAGCTGCGAAGGTCACGAAGGTTCTTAAGGACAAAAGCATTGTTCGCGGCAATATAGATCTTTCAGACTTGGAGTGCATATGCAGCCTTGTTCAGAAGAGAAAGAATATCACTTCCGAGCAGATTATTGAAACGTACCAAGCATCCGGCAGCGATTTTCAGATATGTGCTGAAATTCTGAACTTGCTCCCCGCGTTTGGCGTCGAGAAAATCACCAATTATATAAATAAGCAGAAACGCAGCACATACACCTACCGCGATTATCTCAGCATGTGCCGCCGGAACGGTGAGGATCTCTCTGACAGTCAGATAGCTTTCCCGAAGAATCTCAATACCGCACACGACAATCAGGTGAAAAAGCTCAAAATACTTGAAAGTATAGCCGCCGAGAAAAAAGTTGCTATGCGTTATGAAAATCTTGTTTCCGCAGGATACAGTTTCGAATATAATGGTCTGATTGCTTTAGTTCCGAAAGATGCTAAGGATATTCAAAACGAGGGAACTGCTCTTTCGCACTGCGTCGGGAACTATATAGACAGCCACATGAAAGGACTGTCAACGATTATATTTATCCGCTCTGCGGAAACACCGGAAAAGAGTTATTTCACTCTTGAAATAAACCCTAAAACAATGAAGTTTGTTCAGTGCTATGGATATAAGAACCGTAAAACCGGTATTAAAGGAGTGACCGGCTTCGGGCAGAGAGCTGTGTATGTGCCGGAGATCGGCGAATTCCTTGAGCACTATAAGGAACATCTTGAAGATGCAGCGAACAAAAAGAAGGAGATGAGGTCAAAATGCAGGATAACAGCATAATCATATCGCCCGAACAGCAGGATGCATACCGGCTCGATGCGGAGCTCAAGCATAATGCTCAGGCCGTCATCGGCGGGATCGTAGAAATAGGGCGCTGTCTGAAGGAGATCAACGACCGCAAGTTGTATGAGTTGCTTGGCTTCAGCGGCCTTGCGGAATACGCGGAAGCGGCTGTTGGACTCAAAGAAAGAGCCGCCTACAACTACATAACCGTATACGAGACCTATGGCGAACAGGGATTACAGCAGTACGGACAGCTCGGCATCACAAAACTTGTCGCTCTGGCTCAGCTCAACGACGAAGACCGGACAGAACTTCTCGAGAGCGGCGAGGCGGAAGAACTCTCCAGTCGTAAGCTCAGTGATAAGATCAAGGAGCTTAAGGGCGAAAACGACCAGCTCCGTTTACAGTTCGATGACATCACCGAGAACACAAAGAAGCAGGATGAAGAGATCGCAGACCTCAAAAAGCAGCTCACCGAGGCTAAGAAAGCTTCAAAAGCTCTCTCCAAACAGGATATGGAGCGCTTACGGGAAGAGATCGAGGATGAAGTCCGCGACGACTATAAGATCACTCACGAACGCCAGAAGGAACTTGCTGTGAAACAGGCGGTCGAAGCCGAAAAGAAAAAGACTGAAAAGGAACTTCACAAGCTCTATGAAAAGCTCGCACACCTTGAACCGGATAACGAGACCTTCCAGAAGAAGATCGCGCTGGATGCCGAGGAGATCAAGAAGCTGAAAGATGAGAACGAGAAGTTAAAAGCGGACGCAGCGGCTCCCGCTCCCGCACCTGCTCCGACAGGAAATAAGGAACTTCTCAAATATCACTTCGAGGCGTTGAAAACTGCTTATGTCGGAGCTGTCGAAGTGCTTGAACGCTTTGACGCGAACGAGCGGGAAAAGTACAAGACAGCTCTGATTAAGATAGCCGGGGATATAAAGTCTGCGGTGGAAAATATGTAAAGGAGTATCACAATGGCGACATTATACGAAATAAACGAGAACATCATGGCTCTCATAGATGAAGAGACCGGAGAGATCACGGACATCGAGGCTCTGAACGCCTTGCAGATCGAGCGTGATACGAAGCTTGAAAATATCGCGCTCTGGGTCAAGAACCTCAAGGCGGACGCGGAGATGTTCAAGGCGGAAAAACAGGCTTTTGAGGAAAAGCAGAAAAGAGCTGAGAAAAAGGCCGAGAGCCTCAGAAACTATCTTACCAATGTACTCGGCGGTCAGAAATTCTCGACCGCTCGTGTATCGTGCAGTTTTTGCCCTTCCGAAAGCGTGAATGTGACAGATATGTCGGCTTTGCCGGAAGAATACAAACGCTATGCGGAGCCGACACCGGACAAGACCGCTATCAAAGCGGCTATAAAATCAGGAAAGGAGATAGCGGGTGCTGAAATAATTACAAGACAGAACCTGCTTATAAAGTAAAATGGGAATCAACATTGCTATCACAGATGGACAAGTCGAACACCGTAAAAGAGTTGCTATATACGGCGTAGAGGGCATTGGCAAAACTACAGCGGCGGCACAGTTTCCGAATCCCGTATTTATCGATCTTGAGGGCGGTACCAAGACTATGAATGTCGCACGCCTTACGAAGCCTACGACATGGGAAGATCTTCTCGCCGAGATCAGATACGTTATTTCCAACAGGCCGTGCAAAACGCTTGTCATCGACACCGTTGACCGTGCAGAAGAGTTGTGCATAAAGTTTATCTGCGAAAAAGGCGGAAAGAAAGGTATTGAAGACTTTGGTTACGGCAACGGCTGGGTTTATGAGAAGGAAGAATTCGAGCGCTTTCTTAAGCTTCTCGATGAAGTGATAGACACTGACATCAATATAGTTATGATCGCTCATGCGGCTATCCGCAAATTCGAGCAGCCCGACGAAATGGGAAGCTATGATCGCTATGAGATGAAGCTTGGCAAAAAGACTACTAATCTGATTGCTCCACTGATAAAAGAATGGGCTGATATGGTGCTTTTTGCAAATTACAAGACTTTTTCGGTAGCTGCCGATGACAAGGGTACCAAGCATAAAGCACAGGGCGGTAAACGTGTTATGTACACATCACACAGCCCGTGCTGGGATGCAAAAAACCGTTACGGGCTTCCGTATGAAATACCCATGGATTTCGATTCGATCCGGCAGATAATAGAAGATACGACAACCGCAACAGCGAATACGACAACTGTCCCTTCGCCTCAGGTCGAACAGCCTGCACCGGTTCAGAAAGCTCACCCGCGGGAAGCTCCCAAAGCTGAACAGCCGATGCCGGAAGTACCCGAACCGTCAGCTCGTGCAGAACCGGTAATTCCGGACGGTATTCCGCAGGCTCTTGCTGACCTTATGAGAACGAACAAAGTTTCAGAAGCGGATATACGGAAAGCAGTAGCCAGCAAGCACTACTATCCCGAAGATATGCCGATAACAGACTATCCGTCGGAATTTATAAACGGATGTCTTATCGGCGCATGGGACCAGGTGTACAAGATAATACAGGATGTAACATATCCTTTTTAATTCAATAAAAAAAAACGAAAGGAGATCGTAAACATGAACGATCAGAATAACGTAAATGAAGGATTTGCCCTTGACTGGGACAGCGAGATCGAACAGGAAAGCGAGTTTTTACTTGCTCCCGAAGGAGACTATGATTTCATAGTCACTGGCGTTGAACGTGCAAGGTATGAGGGTGGCACTAAGCTCCCGCCTTGCAACATGGCAATAGTTTCCATCAAGGTTACTACACGCGAAGGTGATGTCACTATCCCTCATAGACTTTACCTTCATAGTAAGACGGAAGGATTGCTTTCGGCATTTTTCATTGGCATTGGGCAGAAGAAACACGGCGAAAAGCTCCGTATGAATTGGCAGACCGTACCGGGGTCAACAGGAAGATGTAAGGTTGGGATCCGTAAATGGACCGATAAAGACGGAAATGAACGGCAGTCCAACGAAATCAAGAGATTTTTTGAACCGCCTGCAAGCGCAGTAAATCAGACCCCGCCTCAGACACCTGCTCAGGGCGGCGGCGTATGGAAGCCGGGATCGTTCTGATATTCAAATTACATAAATATCAAAGAATAGCGAAAGACAAAATTTTTCTTGAGTGGGAGCAGGGCAACACAAAAGTCCTGCTCGTACTCCCCACGGGCACGGGAAAAACTGTAGTCTTTTGCGCAATAGCCGAAGACTGTGTGCGCAAAGGCAAGCGTGTTCTCATACTTGCCCACAGAGGTGAACTGCTGGAGCAGGCGGCAGATAAAATGCTCAAAGTCACAGGAATCGGATGCTCGGTAGAGAAAGCTGAACAGTCATGCATCGGTTCATGGTATCCTATCACGGTCGGCAGCGTACAGTCACTTATGACGGAAAAAAGGCTGTCCAAGTTCCCTCGGGATTATTTTGATGTGATCATTATCGATGAAGCTCATCACAGTACTTCCGACAGCTATCAGCGAATCCTTGAATACTTCAATGAAGCTCTGGTGCTCGGTGTTACAGCTACGCCGGATCGCGGCGATATGAAGAACCTTGGTCAGGTATTTGACGCTCTTGCCTATGAATATACCCTACCCGAAGCAATCAGGGACGGTTATTTATCGCCTATAAAGGCGGCTACTATACCGCTCAAGATCGATATGACAGGTGTAACGGTTGAAAAAGGCGATTACAAACCTTCGGACATCGATACAGCCCTTGATCCGTATCTTGACGCTATAGCAGATGAGATGCTCAATTATTGCAGTGACAGAAAAACAGTAGTGTTTCTGCCTTTGATAAAAACTTCGCAGAAGTTTCGGGATATTCTTCTCTCCAAGGGATTTCGAGCGGCAGAAGTCAACGGCAAGAGTGAAAACCGTGAACAGATACTTAAGGACTTTGCCCAAAACAAGTACAATGTGCTCTGTAATTCCATGCTTCTCACGGAAGGCTGGGACTGTCCGGATGTTGACTGCGTAGTCGTGCTCAGACCCACAAAGGTAAGGGCGCTATATTGTCAGATGGTCGGACGCGGGACAAGGCTCGCACCGGGCAAAGATCATCTCTTGTTGCTTGATTTCCTATGGCATACGGAACGGCACGAACTTTGCAGACCGGCAAATCTTATATGCAAAAGCAATGATGTAGCACAAAAAATGACTGCAAATATTGCAAATGCAGGGGTTCCCGTAGATATAAGCGAAGCGGAAGTAACAGCAAGCGAGGAAGTTGTTGCGGAACGTGAAGCGGCACTCGCAAAACAGCTTGCGGAAATGAAAAAACGTAAGCGTGCTCTCGTGGATCCTTTGCAGTTCGAAATGTCCATCCAAGCAGAAGACTTGTCGGGGTATGTTCCTTCTTTCGGTTGGGAAATGGGACCGCCAAGCGATAAGCAAAGGCAGATGCTTGAAAAATATGGTATTTCTTCGGAAATGCTTGAAAATGCGGGAAAAGCGGCATTGCTGCTAAACCGACTACACAAGCGTAAGGATGCAGGGCTTTCCACACCTAAACAAATACGCAAACTTGAACAATTCGGCTTCCAGCATGTAGGAAAGTGGTCGTTCGAGGATGCCAAAAACATGATCTCACGAATTGCCGCTCTCGGTTGGAATCGGCTTCCGAACGGCGTAGACCCTAAGACTTATGTTCCGAAAGGATTAATCGATGGATAACAAATTAGACTTAACAGAAGCTCTTGAATACATATCACCTGCTTCACTTGATTACCAGGAATGGGTAAATATCGGAATGGCTCTCAAATTAGAGGGGTATTCTGTAACGGTCTGGGATGAATGGAGCAGAAGTGACAGTGATCGCTATCACCCGGGAGAATGCGAACGGAAATGGGAGACATTCAACGGTGCTTCCAGTCCTGTCACCGGGGCTACGATAGTAAAAATGGCAAAAGATAACGGTTGGCACGGCAGTTACGAACTTGATTGGGATGCTGAGATCGGTAGCGACAAAAAAGATGATCTCGTAGTCGTCAACAAGAACTGGATCGAAAGCAAAGAAATACATCCGCCGGCGGTCTGGGAGCCCGCACAGCAGATAATAACTTACATCAAATCATTGTTCTTTGATGACGATCATGTAAGCTATGTTGCAACAGCCTTTGAGGAAGACGGAAAATATAAGCCAAGCGGAAAGGGATTTGCTGACAGAACAGCGAAGCAGCTTATTTCAGCACTCGAAAAATGCAACAATGACATAGGTGCTGTATTCGGAGACTATAACCCTAATGCGGGAATGTGGGTGCGTATCAATCCCATGGATGGCAAGGACGTGAAGAATGTGAATGTTACAGACTTCCGTTATGCTTTGGTGGAGTCCGACAGCACCGACATCGAACGTCAGAACGCTATCATTCATGAGCTGGAACTTCCTGTTGCTGCTCTTGTGTACAGCGGCGGAAAAAGTATTCACGCTATCGTGAGAATTGAAGCTGCGAACTACGAAGAATATCGCAAGCGTGTAGATTATCTCTACAGCGTATGCCAGAAGAACGGTCTCGAAATAGACAAGCAGAATCGTAATCCCTCAAGACTCTCCCGAATGCCGGGTGTGATCCGCGGCGACAAAAAGCAGTTCATCATCGATACCAATATCGGCAAGCATTCATGGGATGAGTGGAAAGAATGGATCGAGAGTGTAAACGACGATCTTCCAGATCCAGAGAATGTCAGCGATATATGGGATAATATGCCGGAACTTGCCCCGCCGCTTATAGACGGTGTGCTCAGGCAGGGACACAAGATGCTGCTTGCCGGTCCTTCAAAGGCAGGTAAGTCTTTTGCACTGACGGAACTTTGCTGTGCAGTAGCTGAAGGCAAGGAATGGTTCGGCTTCAAGTGCACACAGGGAAAGATACTGTATGTAAATCTCGAGCTCGACCGTGCAAGCTGTATGCACCGTTTCAAGGACGTATATACTGCGCTCGGATATGCTCCGAATAACCTTAATAATATCGATATATGGAACCTCAGAGGTAAGACGATACCAATGGACAAGCTTGCTCCGAAACTTATTCGGAGAGCATCCAAGAAGAACTACATTGCCGTTGTGATAGACCCGATATACAAGGTCATAACCGGCGACGAAAACAGCGCCGATCAGATGGCACATTTCTGTAATCAGTTTGACAAGGTATGCACTGAGCTCGGATGCGCGGTGATCTACTGCCACCACCATAGCAAGGGGGCACAGGGCGGCAAGCGTTCTATGGATCGTGCAAGCGGCTCGGGCGTATTCGCCCGTGACCCTGATGCACTCCTTGACCTCATCGAACTTGCTCTTTCTGATAAGCTCATAGATGCCGAAAAGAACAAAGCGGCTTGTAAAGCCCTTACGGAATATCTCGATGCGCACGGGCGCGAAGACAGCTACTCGCAGGATGAGGCATGCAGCCGCAAGGAAATGCGGGAGATCGCCCAGCACGTCCTTGACGGCGAAGATTACAAGGAAGCTATACAGGAAGCAAACGCCGCCGAGAAACGTGCTGAGAGCCGGACAGCGTGGCGTATCGAAGGTACTCTCCGAGAGTTTCCGAAGTTCCCGCCGCTTAATCTCTGGTTCGATTATCCCGTACACCGTGAAGACCATACCGGCGTTCTCAAAGATGCAAAGGCAGACATGGATGCTCCGTGGATCAACAACTTCAAGAGTAAGAATAAGAAACCGCTGGACGAAGCAAAAGAAGAGCGTAAGCATTCATTAGAAACAGCTTTCGATACTTGCAACATGGATGGTGGGAAAGTACCGATTCAGGAGCTTGCCGAATATCTCGGAGTATCAGAAAAAACAGTCAGAAGAAGACTGAAAGAACACCCTGATTTTCAAATCGAAGACGGTGTAGTCAGCAAAAAGGCATAAAGGGACAATCAAGGGACAAATACGGTAAAAATCGAGAATGTCCCTCAAAAGAGTGTAAGGGACAAGAGGGACAAAAGTGCTGTCCCTCACAGGGACAATCAAGGGACAAATACGGTAAAAATCGAGAATGTCCCTCACAGGGACAATGCAGGGACAAACTCGATAAATACCGAGAGTGTCCGAGGGACAGACAACCCTATATACTACGTATATAGTTTGTCCGCCCTAAAGGTCGGCGGACAAACATACGAACGTATTCCCCCTACCCCCAGAAAGGGAAGATAGAATGTCTAACAATGTCAAACAGGAATTTTTCATGCCGATGATCCCGTCGACAGTCACACATCAGGAGCATCAGGTAAGAGTCGTAAATGGTAAACCGATTTTCTATGAGCCCGCAAAGCTGAAAGACGCTCGCGAGAAATTAACTGCTTTCCTGTGCGTACATAAACCGCTGGAAGCATATACTTGTACACTCCGTCTCGTGGTGAAATGGCTCTTCCCGATAACCGGTAAGCATTACGACGGAGAATACAAGTACACAAAGCCGGACACCGACAATCTGAACAAGCTGCTCAAAGACTGTATGACCGCTTGCGGCTTCTGGAAGGATGATGCTCTCGTAGCAAGTGAGATCATAGAAAAGTTCTGGGCGAAGATACCGGGTATATATATCCGGGTGGAGGAATTGACCGATGAAAATGGAAGACGTGACACGAGCTGTCGAGAATGAGCTTCCGGTAGTACATACTCATCACGGCACTGCTATCGGCGGATATAGGATCACCGGCGTTATAACGAGATACAGCAAAATACACGGCTGGAAATACTCGCTTGAACTTATGGACGCTTCACGATGCCTTGTGATCGCCAGACCGGAAGATGTTGAACTGGAAGGAGAAAACAAAAATGGATAATATCAAAACAGTTGCTGACATGATCAGATCTATGAACGATGAAGAGCTTGCTTTATTTATTGCACAAAACTGCTTTGTGAGCTATAAGAACGGGTATAAACACGCGCTGCACCGTAAACAGATAGGAGTTAAGATAACGTTCGATATGATGCTGAACGCACATAAGCAGGTGCTCAGCGGATCGGCTGAAAATACGGACTTCGGACCGTTGCCGGGAATGGGGTTATAATGAGGAGAACAACAATAACACTTGAAATAATAATCATAGCTTTATGCACGATTGCCGCTTTGCTTGCCGCAATTCTCGCGGTACATAACATCCGGGAGCTGAATAATGCACGTTCGGAGCTTGATGCTTTTGAGGCTGAAAACTTTTCTTTGCAGAATGGCATTGATGCAATGGAAAGCGAGTGCAGAAAGCTTGAGCGGGAGCTTGAAGCCGAACGGAAGAACAGTAAAGAACTTCGCCGAATCATCATAGATTATGAGATAGCTGTGAACTCACGGCAGGAAGAACCGGAGCCCGCAGCGGTGAAGGAAGAGGAGATTTTGCAGGCGAATGCAAAAGAACGTCTGCCGGAAGGTCACACGAATGTGATCTCCGGTATGCCGTACACCACAATCACAGACAAGAAGTCGGAACAATGGGCTTTGCAGCTTCAGGCATACACCGGAAAGTACGGTATCCGCTGTTACTTCGACGGGGATCACATATACTTCCTTGCCGCTATGGGCTCAGCTTACGGTCGCACGATCGGAGACTCATTCAGGGTAACTCTCAGATGCGGAACGGAGTTCTATGTGATGCTTGCGGAGTATAAGGACGACGGATCGGATCCGAACTTCTTCGGGCACCCGACAACACACGCCGACGGTTATGACGTGACCTGTGTGCTGGAGTTCATCTACGACGCGGAGCATATCAACAGCAAGGCATTGCAAGCCGGAAATTTCTGCAATATCGAGTGCTTCGGCGGTCTCCACGGTTACGGCGGGGATATTGTGAAAATTGAAAGATTAGGAAGGGTGTGGAGACCATGAATAAAGACAAATGGGAATTTTACAACAGAGGAAAACTTCACGCATATTCGATTATTCTTGATTTGCTTGATCTGACAAGTAGTTATGATGATATTAAAAAGACTGTGAAAAGATTAATAAATAGGCATCAGGAAGAAGCGGAAAATATTGAAAAGTTAGATAATGCCGATGTCGCTCCGGTTGTTCACTGACGGTGGATTATCAATTCAGACGGCTATTATCCGCAGTGTTCCAACTGTATGAGAGAATCTGAAAGTGGAAAGATGACAAAGTTCTGTTCTAACTGCGGGGCAGAAATGCGGGTGATACAATGAAAGCACACATAAGACAGCCGATGACCCGCGCACAGAAACAAATTCTATTGCAGGAAGCTAACAAGCAGTGCATTCAGTATGAACAGGAACACGAAGCGGAACTTGTATGCCGTTCACTATGGATATTGCATTCAGTTTTCGGCTTCGGCGAAAAGCGGCTTACAAGGTTTTACAAAGCATACCATAAGGAAGTTGCGGAATTGGTCAAGCATTACGAAATGTCACCCGCTGACGATTGTTGGCTGTGTATGCGCAAGCTGCACGATGCGGGGTTTGATTTTCAGGAGGACGAAGAATGACAGCTAAAGAATATCTGCGGCGGTACAGGGAAACAAACCAACGAATTGACAGCAAACTTGATGAAATAGCGCACCTACGGGAATTAGCAACAAAACTGTCACCGACTGCGGAATTTTCCCGGAACGGTGATATTTCCGATAAAGTAGGCAAGACAGCCGCAAAGATCGTTGACTTACAGCAGGAAATAAATGCAGAAATAGACGATATACGCAGAATACGCGCGGAAATAGAAGAAACAATTGCCACAGTAGACGACGCGGACTGCCGTTTGCTGCTGTCATTGCGGTATATCAACGGGTATTCGTGGCGCAGGATAGCCGCAAAAATGGCATATTCGGAAGATAACGTAAAGGGATATCTGCACCAAAAGGCATTGCGGAAGGTGGAAAATATTATAGCGAAATGCAAAAATTAACACGTTTTAACACCTGTTTATGTGGTATAATGCAAGTATAGAAGTATGACAAGCCACATGGATTACTCCTTTTATTCTTCACAGAAGCTCGCAGAAATGCGGGCTTTTGTGTTTGTGGGCGAAGCTGAAAGGCTGAATATACTTGAAAGGGGGACTTGCAATGTTCGGAACAAGAAACGCGTCCAGATATTACAACGGTATAAGCTATACCCGTTCGGGCAGAATACGCGGCGCGGGCGGCGGAAGCGGCAGCAACGGCGGATAATGTCAACGGTATTGTATGACCCGCTGAAAACCATGTCCAAAGTGACGGACGAAGTGATTGTCGCTTTTTCGGGCGGTAAAGAAAGTATCGTCACTTTGGATTTGTGTTTCAGATATTTCAAAAAAGTTCAGCCTTTTTTCATGTATATAGTGCCGGGATTGAGTTTTCAAGAACGGACACTTGAATGGTACGAAAAGAAATACCAAACAGAAATAATTCGCTTGCCGCACATGGATGTAAGCGAATTTTTTCATTATGGTTCTTTTCGCCCGCCGGATTTTAATTTTCCTGTCGTGTCGATCAACGACATTTACAAGTATGTCCGGCTGAAATCGGATATATGGTGGATAGCCGCAGGCGAGCGTATAAATGATAGCATTGTGCGACGCGCTATGATGAAGAAGTCCGGCAGCATTGACGTGCAACGCGGGAGATTATACCCGGTATCGGCATGGAAAAAGCAGGAAATACTTGACTATATCAAATTCCACAAGCTGTATTTATCGCCGGACAGTCGAAAACTCGGCTTTTCGTTTAGATCGCTCGACGGCTCGGAGCTGTCACAAATAAAACAGCTATTCCCGGACGATTACCAAAAGATTTTGCGTTTATATCCGTTTGCAGAAGCGGGAGTAAAAAGAGAGGAGCTTTTACATGGCAAAGAGCAAATATCAAGCGTATGATACGGAAACGATCAGCCGCAGCCAAATAAAAAACGCCCCTTACAATCCCCGTATAATGGACGAAAAGGCAAAGAAGCGGCTAAAACAGAACATTGCAAAGCACGGGCTTGTCGCCGCGCTGACGTGGAATAAGCGGACGGGAAATCTCGTCGGCGGGCATCAGCGCCTTGAACAGCTCGACGCGCTCGAAAAAAGCAAAGACTATGATCTGACTGTCTGCGTTGTTGATGTCGATGAACGCGAAGAAGCCGCGCTCAATGTGCAGCTTAACAATCCGAGTATGCAAGGCGATTGGGATTTTGACAAGCTCGCCATGATGTCCGAAGATTTTGACCTTGACTTGAAAGATGATCTCGGCTTTACCGAAACGGATATTGATTTCATGTTTGAAGGAGATGACCGGTTTTCGCAGCTTTTCGATACGCAAGAAGGCGAAAACATGCGCGGTGATCTCGAAGCCGTCAAGGCAGCCCGCAAACAGTCCGCCGAAAAGCTCAAAGAGCGCAATAATATAAACTGGTACACGGTTATTGTTTTTGAAAATGAAGAAGAAAGGGACGCTTTCATGCATGAGATAAGCGTCCCGAAGTATGAACAATATATTACCGAAGATCAAGTCCGCCGCATTGTTAAGTCATGAGCGGCTCCCAGTTTTCAACAAACCATTGTGCGTGGGTCGGCGGCTCGTCGGTTTCTTCCTCTGGCGGCAGCTCGTCAAGTGGCACATACCCTAATATGTCATTTGGTATGATCTCCAAGTCTCCGTTATAATCCCACAATGACAATTTACCCTTTACGGGTACGGGTTTTATTATGCGGTTGTTGCGAAGCTTCCAAGCGTAAAGCCCCGGCGCGTAGTCGGCAGGCTTCAAAAGCGCGGCTTTCAAGTGTTTTTTCTCAAAAGGTACAACGTCGTATAATTCGACGATACAAAGAGCGTGTGCGGGTATAGTCCCCTTGTATAGCTTGTTTGTTGAGCAAATGAGCAGATCGCCGCGGTAGTCTGTTTTCCAGCTCCGACACTCGATAGATTTTCCGCCTTCCGCTATTGCCATAGCGAAATACGGGTGAATTGATAAGGCTTTCATAAATGCGTTATACGCTCCTTTCGTGGTTCTTAATGATATTATATACCTTGCGCGGGTAAATGTCAATACAACGTGTTTTTGTGCGGTGTATGCGCGAATTTCCCGCCGGGGGTTCCGGCGGGTTTCGGTTCAATGTGCAAATTTCGGTTGTCTGATCGTCTCGAAGCTCATGCAGCCGTATTGGTCTTTGATCTCGTCAAGCGTCATATCGTGGCGGCGGTTCTTGCTCTGATCCTCGGGTTTCCTCCAGTACCAAGCGACTTTTTGACGCGAGAAGCGAAAACCAAGTTTTTTGATCGTTTCCCGGTGTGCGTAGGTGTTACCGGTTAGCCATATCCAACGCCCTACAAGCTCAATAATCAGCCCGTCGCAATGTATAAGCCCGTTTATGATGTTCATGAACTCTTGCGGCGTTTCGGTGGTATTGCTGTAATACGCGCTTTCGGTATCTTCTGCCCGGTGCCGTTTCAGGTGCTCGAATGCGGTTTCAAACTCGGCGTTGATTTCCTGCATTTTCGCGGTAAATTCTGTCCCTGCGATATCTGGGTGATATTTCTTTACAAGTTCTTTGTAAAGTGCTTTCGCTTCCTCGACTGTTTTGCAGTCCTTGAAATATTTCATTGTTCATGCCCCTTTCAAATCAATTCTGACGGCCTGCGCCGTTGGTGCGGGGTTTGATAAGCTCAAGCCCCTGAAAAGCTGTTAGGCGGTTTCTATGTCCCATTGTGAAGCGATATATTCAAAAATTTCCGCTTTCGTGTCGGTGCCAAGTGCTTTGATGATATTCAAAAGTAATTCATCTGCGCCGAGCGCATTATATAAAATTTCCTGTAATTCATCGACTGTCATGATCTTGTTTGCCATAGTCTTTTTTCCTTTCTGCCCGGTACAATGCCCCGGGCGTGGCGGTTGGTGGTTTATTGCTTCCATTCTGCGCCCGCGATCGTGAGCGCTGCAATTATTACCTGTGCTTCAGCGTTTCCAAATTGCATTCTGTTTTTTAACATATCATACATATCAACTACTGTCACTTGTTTGTCAATATAGCCGGTATCTTTCAGATAACGCTTGATAATTGACTTTGCAACTTTTTTTATCATAGGTCATTTTTATGCCCCCTTTCAAGGTCGTTGTTGTTTGGTTTCTATGGTCTTATTATACATCAAAATCAATGCATATTCAAGTGGTAAAATATACGAAAATATACATTGATTTTAATGCATATTGCACAAATCAGACAAAACAAAAAGCCCCGCCGAAATTCGGCAGGGCGTGAGCGGTTCGCGGTTATTCGGTCCGATCTTCTCCGGTTCTGGTCTCCGGCTCCGGCTCGGGCGGGTCCGGTATATATTCCAGTATATCGCCGGGTTGACAATCCAGGGCAGCGCAAAGCCGGTTGATCGTGTCAATTGTAACGCTCCGGTTATGATTGATCGCAGTCAACGAGTTTTGCGGAATGATGTTGTCTTTTCGTATTTTGTAGGTCGTTATTCTTTTGGCTTTCAGAAGCGGAAACAGTTTATCATATACAATCATCGCAAAAGCTCCTTTCTTTTGGTGGATATAAACATTATAACACATATCTGCATTAAAATCAATACACATTTTTCATTTTCGGCGTTTTGACGGAAGGTAGGTGAAACCGTGGGGTGCAAAGGAAAATATGAAAAGTGGCTGCTGCCCGAGAATTTAACTCTTGTGCAGGGCTGGAGACGGGACGGCTTATCCGACATTCAGATAGCAAACAATATCGGAATCAATCAGAGCACGCTCTATGACTGGCTGAAACGTTTCGACAAATTTTCCGAGGCTTATAAAAAGGGCTCGGAGACTTCAATTTATGAGGTCGAGAACGCGCTTTTTAAAGCGGCCTGCGGTTATGACGTAGAAGAAGCCGAAAAGGTTGAGATCATCGGTCCGGACGGCTCCGTTACAACTCAAAAGCGCTTGAGGAAACGACATATCCCGCCGAACGTCGGCGCTATTTGCTTTATCCTGAAAAATAAGCGTAAGGACGTTTGGAAAGACAAGCCCGAGAGCGACGAGACCGCAAACCGCGAGCCAATCGTCATTGAAATGCCCGGTGATGATGTATGAAAATCACGGACGTTATAGCGCCGGTTTATTATGACGCTGTAAAGGATATGTGCAAGCATAAGCACACACAATATCTTTTCAAGGGTGGTCGAGGCTCCACAAAATCATCGTGTTTGTCGTTGGTGGTAATTCCGCTGATGATCTCAAATCCTGCGCTGAATGTGCTCGTTCTCCGTAAATACGGAAATACGCTCAAAGACAGCGTTTATAATCAGATATTATGGGCGATAGATCAGCTCGGACTTAATGCGTTATTCAAGGCGACAAAAAACCCGCTTGAAATCATTTATCTGCATACCGGACAGCGGATTTATTTTCGTGGCGTCGATGACCCGTTGAAAATCAAATCAATAAAGCCCGAAAAAGGGTATATCGGCATAACATGGTTTGAGGAATTAGATCAATTCAGCGGCGAAGAAGAAATCAGAAACGTGCTGCAATCCGTGAATCGCGGCGGTTCGGACTTTTGGAATTTTTTCAGCTTTAACCCGCCGAAAAGCCGCGATAATTGGGCGAATCAATACGCGGAGCAGGTACGCAATGACCGCTTGACAGTACATAGCACTTACCTTGATGTCCCGCGGGATTGGCTCGGAGATCAATTCTTTTCAGAAGCCAACATATTAAAGCAGCTCAATCCGAGAGCTTACGAACATGAATACATGGGCGTAGCAACAGGAACCGGCGGCGCGGTTTTTGATAACCTTGAACAGCGAGAGATCACTGACAGCGAGATCAACACGTTCGGCAATTTCTACTATGGCATTGACTACGGATTTGCGCTTGATCCGTTTGTGTGGCTTAAAACGTCATACGACGCAAAACGGCATGAATTGTATATACTCGATGAGATATACCAAGTGCAGCTATCAAATGCCCGTGCAACGGACATGATAAAAGCGCGGCAGAATACAGCAAACTATATCACAGCCGACAGCGCAGAACCTAAATCAATCAGCGACATGAACGAACGCGGATTAAAGGTTATAGGCGCGAAAAAAGGACCCGACAGCGTGCATTATGGCATTGACTGGCTGCAAAGCCTTGCAAAGATCACCATTGACAAAAAGCGATGCCCGAATACATACCGGGAATTTTCCTGTTATGAGTACGAACAGGATAGATACGGGAATTTTATATCACGTTTTCCCGATAAAAACAATCACACGATAGACGCCGCCCGCTACGCCCTTGAAATGTTTATAGGACGGCGCAAGGTTGGCGCAATGAGCAAATCAAAGTTAGGTGTATATTGATGAAGCATTTACCCGTTTTTACACTTGAAGCACTTCCGGAGCCCGAAAAGCTCCCCACAGTCGCGGCAAAATTCATAACCAGACATGACAACGAGGTCGGCTATTTGCTGAAACTCGAAGGCTATTATCGCGGAGATCAGGCAATACTTGACCGCGTAAAAGACGCGGATTTGTCAAATAACCGCCTTGTCTGCAATCATGCCAAGTATATAGCCGACTTCACAGCGTCATATCTGATAGGCGAACCGGTCACATATACCTCGGACAGTGATATCAAATTCCTGACAGATGCGCTGAAAGCTGCCGATGCTCCGACGCAGGACATCGATCTCGCACATGACGATGCTATCTTCGGCAGAGCGTATGAGATGATATATCTGAACGAGAACGCAGAAATAAAACTTGCGAAAATATCTCCGATGTGCGGTTTTGTAGTATATGATGATGCTGTGGAGCAGAGACCGCTGTTTGGAGTGCATTATTATCCGACATTTGACGATAACGGGCAGAAAACAGGCTATAAGGGCAGCATAATCACGGACAGCTACATACAGGATATAACGCTTACCACTGCACGGGGCTTACAATCTATGGGAGAGCCGGTTCCGCACTATTTCGGGAAAGTGCCGCTTGACGAGATCTATAACAACGCTGAGAGAATGGGCGATTTTGAAAACGTGATGAGCCTGATTGACGCTTATAATACGTTGCAGTCTGACCGCGTGAACGACAAGGAACAGTTCGTCAAGGCTCTGCTCGTCATTACAGGACAGGTGCTCGGCGATACCAACGAGGAAAGCGCGGAGACATACGACGCTATAAAGCGTATGGGCGTTATGACGCTCGACCAAGGCAGCACGGCGTCATTCCTGACGCGGCAGCTCGACGAAGGAAGCGTGGAAATACTGTCTAAGTCTATTTCACACGATATTCACAAGTTCAGCGGCGTTCCGGACATGAGTGACGAGAACTTTGCAGGGAATGTTTCGGGAGTGGCTATGAAGTACAAACTTCTCGCACTCGAACAGCTGACGAAGTTCAAGGAACGTTATTTCACCGAGGGTCTGCGGTACCGCCTTGAATGTATAGCGAATGTGCTTCGCGCAAAGGGCGGGGCTGCAATAGATGTGAAGGATATCAAAATACAGTTTACTCACTCGCTG